GGTGCCTGCCAGTGAGGACCGCCCTCGTCTCGCCATCGAAGCGGCGGAACGCTGGCTTGCGGAGCCGACCGAGGAGAATCGCGCTGCTGCCGACGCTGCCCGCGCTGCTGCCGATGCTGCTGCCGACGCTGCCTGGGATGCTGCCCGCGCTGCTGTCCGCGCTGCTGCCGACGCTGCTGCCCACGCTGCTGCCCGCGCTGCTGCCTGGGATGCTGCCGACGCTGCTGCCGACGCTGCTGCCGACGCTGCCCGCGCTGCCCGCGCTGCTGCCTGGGATGCTGCCGACGCTGCCCAAGCGGATATCATCCGCGAGGTGGTGAGCGCTGAGTGGGTTGAAGGAGCGCTTAAATCATGACCATAATCATATCCATCATCGTGCTATATCTTTTCGTCACATCCGCCGAGGTGCGGGGGCTGGTCGCTATTATCGTGGTGTGCGCCGCCATCGCCGGATACGTCAATGTGAATCACACCGGAGAGCAACGGGTTGCCACGCTGCCGGAAGTCATAGAGCTTGGTCAGGTGAAGCACATTATTACGATGGAAGCGCCGCCACCTGAGGAGCCTGACGAACCCGTGATTGAGGAGTGACATATCTTACCGTATCGGCTAAAAAGGAAAGTATCGCCCATTTAAGACTGTCGGGAAGCAATGGCTGAATTTTCAATCAACGGCTCTAGCATCGGGACGGCGCTTCAAACGCTGCTTATGGTCGATGATATTCAGCCTGGGTCCGATATTGGCTACCAAACAGCGAAAACGATTCTAGCTTATCATCCATTGGGTCAGAAGATGGCTGAAGCGCCGGTTAAAATGGCGCAATCTCAGAAACGCAAGATCGCTGTGCCGGATGCCCCCGAAGACCGAGCGGTCGAAGCTTTTGAAAAAGAATGGCTGGCGATTGGTGCCACCAAACACATCCGCAACGTCATGAAGCTATCGCGCGCCTATGGCGTGGCATCCCTCGCCATCGTTGAAGACGGTATTGATACGACCGAACCGCTTGACTTTGACAAGCTGGCGAGCGCGACGATTGGCTTCAATGCGTTCGATCCGCTCAACACGGCTGGATCGCTGGTGTTGAATCAAGACACCGCTGCTATTGATTTTCAGAAAACCACGGAGATTCGCAGCGGCGGGAAGACCTATCATCGCTCGCGCACCGTGGTCGTTCTCAACGAAGAACCGATTTATCTGGAATATACGAGTAGCGCATATGGCTACGTCGGTCGTTCGGTTTATCAGCGAGCGCTTTATCCTCTGAAATCGTTTCTGCAAACCATGATTACCGACGACCTTATAACGCTGAAGTCCGGTGTGTTGATCGCTAAGGTGGCGCAAACCGGATCAATCGTGTCGAACGTCATGGGTAAAATTGGCGCGCAGAAACGTCAATTCGTCAAGGAAGCGCAAACCGGCAACGTACTGCAAATCACGCCTGAGGAGAGCATTGAGACGCTTGACCTTCATAATCTCGAAGGCGCGTATGGTATCGCTCGGACCAACATCTTGAAAAATATCGCCACGTCTGCCGATATGCCTGCCAAACTACTCGAAAATGAGACGATGGTGAGCGGCTTTGGTGAGGGCGCTGAGGACGCTAAAAACATCGCCCGGTATATTGACGACGTGCGTGAGGAGATGGACCCGCTCTACTCCTTCTTCGATAAAATCGTGATGCATCGCGCTTGGAATGAGGATTTCTATAAGACGATTCAGAACGATTTCCCCGAGCAATACGGGAAGATGGATTATAAGACCGCGTTCATCAAATGGAGCAACAGCTTCAAGGCGGAATGGCCTAATCTGCTGGTTGAGCCTGACAGCGAAGTGGCAAAATCCGACGACATAAAGCTCAAGGCAATGATCAGCACCGTTGAGGTGCTAGCCCCCATGCTTGACCCAGAAAATAAGGTGCGGATTGTGAGCTGGATGCAGGATAATTTGAACGCGATGAAGCTGTTATTTTCGACGCCGCTCGATATTGATGTTGATGCGCTGGAGAGCTATACCCCGCCGCTTGAGCAAGAGCCGCGAGAGGAAGCCGTCCCCGACAATGTACGGAGATTGCAAGTATGACCGCGAACGACAATTACATCAAAGTGCCTACCGAGTGGACCGAAGCGCCACCCGGTATCGCCATGATGCCACATATCAACGTGTTGCTCGGAACGAAGCAAATCGAAGTCCGATCCGTTTACAGCAAGCTCGAATGGCGAAGGAAGCCCCAGCATGACCACGTATCCTAATGACCAAAGCAACCCCGCAGGTGCGTTGCCCTCTTATTCGGCGTTCAATTATACCCAGGTCAGTGCGAGCGGATCGATCAAAGCGACGCCCGGTTACTTCGGCGGCTTCATCTGCACCGCGTCGTCTGCCGGTGTGGTCACCGTGTGGGACAACACCGCAGGGTCGGGTACGGCGCTTTACACCGGCACTCTGACGGCGGGTCAGGTCGTGTCTCTGAATAACGCGGTATACGCCAAGACGGGGCTATACTTTACCCTGGTGAGCGGCACCGCTACCGTCAATGTGATTTGGAGGTAATGGATTATGGCCCGCGCATTCCCGTCATATACCCTCAAGGAACTGAAAGCTTCTGTAGGCTCTGAGACGGGTGAGACCCGCGCTAAAATGGAAGCTGAGATTAAGGCGCGCGAGGCTGGTATTTCGGTCGCCAAGGTGACGCCGCAAGTCGGTGCCGCCGTGAAAGGCGCAACACCATTCGCCATTCGCAAGGGTGATTCTACCGAATGGCATTCCCGTGTGGATTCAGTCGTCGAAGGTGTTACCAAAGTCGCCGAGCGAGTCGATGCGCTGGAGAAGGCCAAGCGCGACGGTGAGTCGTTTGCCAAGGGCGGTAAGGACCGCAGCGACTGCCCACATCCGCCCGGTCATGTGCTGGGCAAGGCGTGGCGCGCTGGGTTTGACTCGGTGGTGCGCAAGGATGCCCGTGAAGGCGAGACGCTGATTACCGAACATGGTCACCCTATGAAAAAAGTGGGGGGAGGGGCTGGTCGGTAAATGGGAAGATCGTTGAGAGCCTTGAGGATGCGCGAAAGCTTGCCTAATTTGGTAACGCGTTACCGTCTCACACTCAGCATAAGGTAACGCGTTACCATGACGTTCTACGAAATCCTGACAGCCGCTATCGCCGATCTTGCGCAGCATGGGTATGACAGCGAAGAGCGGGTTGAGGTGTGGATGGGACGGCTACGCGTGGCTGCCGAGGAATCCGCCACGCCATCTTGGAAGGTCCAAGAGATGCTGGGCGCGTCGCTGGGTGCGGTCTATCAGCGCATGATCGCCAAGGGTGGCATTCTCAAATATCATCCCGACGTGACGCGCTTTACCCTGTCGCGGCTTGATCCTCGCCTCCGTGGTGAATTGAATCGGCGCATTCACATGAGTGCCAATCTGATCAAATTGAACCGCGAGAATATGGTTGCCGCCACGCTGCAACGCTTCTCCGGTTGGGCGTCGTCTATCCCTGCCGGTGGGTCCGAGGCGGTGGATAAGCGCGACGTGAAACGTACGGTGGGTAAAGCATTGCGGTCTTTGCCCATGGAAGAACGTCGCGTTGCTATCGATCAGTCGCACAAGCTATCCGCCGCGATGAGTGAAATCATAGCCACCGACAGCGGAGCCATAGCGGTCATATGGCATTCGCATTTCAGGCAGCCGGGCTATGATTATCGCGAGGACCACAAGGACCGCGATGGAGAGGTTTACGTCATTCGCGAAAGCTGGGCGCATAAGGCTGGATTGATCACCCGTGGCGATAATCCGTATTACGATGAAATTGACGGATGCGGTCAGGCCGTATATTGTCGGTGCTTCGCAACTTATATTTCGTCAATTCAGCGTTTGCCTGATAATATGCTCACCGCAAAGGGTCGCGCTAAGATCGCGTCCATCGTGAAAGGTTAAGTCATGCCGCTCGTCTCCGGTTCCTCGCGCGAAGCCATCTCCAAAAATATCGCTACCGAACGAGCCGCCGGAAAACCCGAAAAGCAGGCCGTTGCCATTGCGGAGAATAAGTCTCGCGGCGACGCCATGGCCGAACAGCCCGCGCAGACTGATAAATCATGGCACGCAAAGCTTGACGCGGTCTGCACTGGCGTTGACAGCGTGACCAAGCGTATCGACTCGCTGGAGAAGAGTAAGGCTCGCAAGGATAAGCTTTATAGTGTCGAAGAAGCTCAACGTCGTTATGATGATGCGCTCCGTAAATTCGCCCGAGGTGGATCGAATATGCGGGGGATTGAACCGGCGCTGAGAAGTGCTGAGATTGAACTTGAGCAGGCTAAAGCCGCCGAGAAGAGTAAGGCTCGCAAGGATGCTTCTAGCGCCGACATTGAGCGTGCTATCAAGAATCAGACCACAGCGTGGTTGAAGAAGTGCCACGCTAATCCGGGTGAAGGTCAGGACGAGCGCACCAAGCGTCTGGTCAAGGAAGAGTTGGACCGGCGCGAGGGTAAGAGTTGGGACCGCAAGGATGCGACTGCTGAGACCGAACGGAAGTGGAAAATTCGGGGAGTATACCCTAACGGAGCAAAGCTCACCTTTACTGTGCTTGCGTTTACCCATGCTGACGCGAAGAAGAAAGCCGAGGCTCGTAAAGGTGGTGGTGAGATTACAGACATTGTGTTGGCTGACTAAATGACCATCCACGCGGCTGGCATCCTCTTCACGAATAACAAGCACGCCCTGTTTCTGCTGAGGGGTGCTGGGGGCGATTATCCCGGATGCTGGTGCTTCCCCGGCGGTAAGACTGATGGCGACGAAACGCCCGAAGAAACCGCCGAGCGTGAAACGATTGAAGAAATTGGGCACCTGCCTGACGGTGCTAGGAAGCTCTGGTGTCGCAGTCAGAATGTAGGGATGGGCAACGCTGCTGAGGCTGCCGACAGTCCCCTTCCTGGATCTGCCGCAATCGGTGAAACGGTAGACTTCACCACCTTCCTGCAACCCGTCGCCGAGCAATTCATTCCCGAGCTTGAATCGGAACATGTGGGTTACGCGTGGGCACCGATTGACCAGCCGCCGCAGCCGCTTCACCCTGGGTGCCAAATTGCGCTGGACCGCTTCGACATGGACGAGCTTGGAATTGCTCGCGCCATTGTGGCTGGTCGCCTCACTTCCCCGCAAGTCTACGAAAATATCAGCCTGTTCGATATCCGCATTACTGGGACGGGTGTTGCGTTCCGCCAAGCGCTGGATGAGTTCGTCATGCGCAACCCCGAGATTTATCTCAACGATGAATTCTTGGCGCGATGCAATGGTCTTCCGGTCATTATCGAGCATCCGCCGACTGACGTGCTGACGACCAAGGAATTTGCCGACCGAATTATCGGCACCGTCTTTATGCCATACATCAAGGGCGACGAAGTATGGGCCATCGCTAAGATTTACGATCAGCCTGCCGCGCAAATGATGGCTGACGAGCAATTGTCCACATCCCCCGCCGTGGTCTTCCGTGGTTCGGGCGTGAATGACAAGATGACGCTCGAAGACGGTTCAACTCTGCTTATTGAAGGCAAGCCTTCACTTCTCGACCATTTAGCCGTATGTGCGGTTGGAGTGTGGGATAAGGGAAGTGATCCGGTCGGTGTTACCAGCGAAGAAATTAGAAGCGATAGTGTTGCGCCCGTTTCTTTCTGGGAAAAGTCCTCGACCCATTCACAACTTGACGCAGCGTTAAGTAAAGTGGGAAAAGTGTAGGTATCTTAGACAAAGGCGGAAATCCCGTCAGTGTCATTTTCGGCAGACGTTAGAGGAGATCAGACATGGCCGAAGTTGAACAGCGGGATGATGCCGCTGAGGAAGACCGCGCTCGCAAGGACGCGGAAGCTGGGGAGAAGCTTGATAAGCTTCTGACCCATCTCGACTCGCTTCACAAGCGTCTCGATTCGCTGGAAAGCGAAGAGGAGCGTAAGGACGCCGAGCGCGACGAGGAAGAAGAAGAGCGTAAGGACGCTGAGATGGACATCGATGATGAAATCGATGAGCCGAAGCGTGTTGCCGCTGACCGCGCTAAGAAGGACGAGGAAGAAGATGAGCGCAAGGACCGTGCCCGCAAGGATAGCGCCGCGATCATGGATCGTATCGCCCGTGTGGAAAGCATGTTGCCCCGTCAGGTGACCGACGCTGAGTATGCCGCCATGGCCGACGCTCAGGCTGGTGCCGACAAGGTTTACGCAGCGTTCGGTGACAGTGCCCCCCGTCCGCTCCAGGGTGAGGACTTGATCAACTATCGCCGTCGTCTGGCGACTGGTCTTAAGCGTCACTCCAGCGCTTGGAATGGTATCGATCTGGGCAAGCTTCCGGGTGAGGCTCTGGAAATCGCCGTGGGTCAGATTTATTCCGACGCCATGACCGCCGCCCGTAACCCCTCGGACGTTCCCGAAGGTCAGTTGCGCGCTATTCTGTCCACTGACGAAACTGGCCGTCGCCACACTTCGTTCGTTGGTCAACCTCGTTCCTGGATGCGTGACTTCTCGCCGAGCCAGCGCTTCCTGACCGGCATCAACACCAAGCAGGGAGCCTAAGTTATGGTTGCCACTCTCGCTTTCAATCCGGGCGTGACCACCAATGCGGCGGGCACGTTCAACACCGAGTCGAACGGCTATATTCAGGGCACCTTGCTTGATGATCCGGCGCTTCGCAATTACATTGCCGGCGGCGTGCTGTCCTCGTCCGAGACCATTCCCATGTGGGGCGGTGTCGGTATTTACGAGCAGATCAGCAACAGCGCCAATACCGCTCTGGGTAACTCCGTTGGTCGCGCCACCTCCGTCACCACCACGTCGTCTACCGGTCTGGTTGGCTTCTCGGTGCTGAATCAGGCTTACGGCATGACCACGTCGCCGCAGTCTCCGGTTCCGATGGCTGGCTCTTATCAGTCAGTCAACTACGTGCGGTTAGGTTCGTCCAGCCGTGTGGTCGTCGCCATCGATCCGTCGCTGGTGTCACTGGAAACCGGCAGCATTGCGCAGCAGGTTAGCTGGGACTTCAAGAATCAGCGCTTGCAGCCGTATGATGCCAGCACCGCCACTGTGTCGGTGACCTCCATCACCTCCAGCTACAGCAACGGCGTATACACCTTCGTTGTGGTTGCCGCTGCCGCCACCGTCGTGGGTGCGGTCGGTGATGCCATCAACGTGTCGGGCGTGACCGGTACGGGTGCTGGTCTGGTCAATGGTAACCAGATCATCACTGCCTTTACCGATAATCAAAACTTCTCGTTCCAGGTGACCGCCGCTTCGGGTGCCATCGCTACCGGCGCTCTTTCCGGCACCATCATCCTGAACGAAGGTACTGGCGCTCTGAACGTCCAGATTATCGACGTGAAGATTGGTAATTGCATGACCGTCAACTACAATGCCACCACCGGCTTCGCCACTTGGAACTACAACGGCAGCGCCGCTGTGGTACTTATCTAAAGGAGAAATGGGATCATGGCTAACAACGCCCCGAGCTTTGTTACCGTTAACCCCTCGTTTATCGAGCCGGGGCTGTTGCTTCCGTATTCGCAGGCGAGCGGTGCTTTCGACACTCTGGCGACCGGCGAGCCGCTGGTGCGCCTGAGTGAAGGCGACCTGTATGTTTACATCAAGCGCGCCGACGTGCGCACGAAGATGTCTGCCGGTCAGGCTGCTTACAACCAGCTTCCGAGCGTCAGTGTTTCGATGTCTCAGATCAGCACCCCGACCTACCTGCTTCGGGTCCGTGCCGAGTATGACCATCACGACACTGCCGCCATGAACCGCTGGGGCGTCAACATTGTCGAGGCGCAGCGTCTCGGTATGCGTCAGGGTCACTTTCAGCTTGCTCGTACCGCCCTGCTGTACGGCTTCAACCCCGCCAACGGTGAGGGCCTGTTGAATACCGCTGGTGCTACCGCCGTTAACCTGCCGAGTGACAGCAACGGCAACAGCACCGTTGTCACCTATGACAACGGTCAGATGGCCGTGTTCCTGCTGACCCAGATCAGCGCGATCAAGACCCGTACCAACCAGCTTGGTATTGGTCGCAAGTTCGTTATTCTTGGTCCGCAGCGCACCCTAGGTGCCTTCGAGTATCAGAGTATCGTTCAGGTCGTTCAGTTCCAGCGCCCCGGCGCGGGTTCCACCTCGACCGCCGGTGTGGTCAAGGAAATGCTGATGGCGAATGGTGACACCATCGTCTGGGCTTACGACGATACGCTGATCGGCAAGGGTGCTGGCGGTAACGACGCGGTTCTGGTCGTGATGCCGGAAGTTGAGAAGCCCAATGGCGGGCGCATCAATACCAACGAATTCGCTAAGCTGGCTCCCGGCATTGAGGCTTGCACCCTCATGTATGCCGATATGGCCGCACCGCGCGAAATCGTGTCCCCGCTGCCGGGCGGTGCTACCGATGTGCTGAGTGAGTGGCGCATCACTTCGGGTTGGGCTATCCGCCCCGAAGCGATTACCGTGTTGTCGCTCCAGTATCAGTAAATTGTAATATAGGACCGCTTGTTATGCTGATCAAAATCGTGGGTCTAATGGGTAATGTACTGGTGGAAGCCAGCGCATGCTCATTTACCCACGATGATGCAGGCAACGCACTAGCCGTGATAGGTGAAGGTGATGACAAGCGGTCCTATCCTATCGGTGTGAAAGCTTTTGTTTTGGATAGCAGAGGCAACACCATCGATAGCTTTTCTCCCAGGAAGGAAGGTATGAAATGACCAAACTCTACGTTGCCAATTGCTCTCAGCAGAATCAGAGTGTGAATTACCGGCTGATCGAATCCATCGGCGTGAAGCAGCAGACTATCGAAATTGGGCAGCAGATTATCCTTGGTGGTCGGGATATCACTGATATTCAGATTGACGGGATTATCGAACAGCTTGACCCGTACGGCTTCTTTCGCGCCGACACCATCGGAAAGCAGCATCACTATGCTGGACTGGTCTACTCGCTGGACAAGCCGGTATCCATTGACCTCATGTCGCGGGTAATTCAGCGCAATCGCGAAATCTTGATCCACAAGGGCAGGGAGATTCGCAAGGAAGCCGCCGTCGCCGTGAACAACGCGTTGGGTGACGACCACACCGGCCCGGCTCCCGACATGTTAGAAATGTCGGTGCAGGAAGAGAAGCGCGGCACTGGTGCCGATAGCAGCACTGACCCGATGAATGAGGGCGTGCGCGTCACCAAGAATGAAGAACGCGCTCACGATGCTCCCCGCCGTGGCCGTCCCCCGAAGGTGCGTTAGATCATGGATACCAGCCCATCACAGTCCGGTTTTCTGGCGTTCGTTCGGAACGTGATGGGCATTTCCTCTGTCTATGTGCCGGACAATTCCACCAGCTTGACCGATGCCTACACTGTGGCGCTTGAGTGGGTCAATACCACACTCGACGCGGCTAGCCCGACGATCTACACCATGGCCGTCTATAATCTAGGGGGTGATACCCTGATCAATTGGTGCCCGGATCAGGCTGGTCAGACCTACTTTCAAGACCTCCGTAAGTCGTTTCATTGTACATCGTTCGTGCCCGGTGTGGTCAGTTCCACCAGCGATGAAGGCACGTCTTCATCCCTGACCGTTCCTAAAGCGTTCGAGATGTTGACCTTCTCGGACCTTCAAAATATCAAGACGCCATATGGGCGGCAATATCTCGCCATTGCCCAACAAATGGGCACCCTGTGGGGTATGTCATGAAAATATGCCTTGGCATCAACGACGTGCCTTACGCCAATACCGATGCATCCGGTGTCGTCATGACGGGCGATGTTGCGTTGATTCTTGAGGCCAAGTACGGCGTGATGCAGCATTTCTATGATGCTCATAAGGTGGATATTGCTAGCGATCTTGAAAGCGCAATCGCGGCGCAAGCTGAGGCGATCATGGAAGGCGCACCACCGTCTCCTCGCCCGATGTTTGAGGCTGAGGCTGCGATTGTCGGTCGGTTCAAGACGTTTCTGATGACGGGCGAAATCGAAACGATGGGTATCCCCGGCGTCCCCACCCAGGCGTCAATCAAGCGTCGCAATGGTGGTAGCAGCACCCGTAAGAAAGTCGCCAACACTGGTCCGTCATTCGTTGACAGCGGTATCTATGAGAACAGCTTCCGCTGTGAGATTAAATAATGGCATCAGCATCGGAAGCCGCAGCGACCCAGGCCACCCAAATCTCCGCCGTACTCGATGCTGGTGTAGAGGTGCTGGGTCTCGGACAGCAATTGACCTTTGTTCAATATGTGCAGAAGGTGCTTCCGCTGGATGGTTATATCTTTTGGATTAGAGGTGACCTCGTCAATCAAGCCGCGTCATTCGTAGCAACCGGTTCACTGCATCGCTCTACCGATTTGCATCAGGAAGAAACGCGAACCTATACCAGCAATAATGTGGTGTTCACGTCCGAGATTGAGGTGAAGAATCTCAATGACGTTGCGCCGACAACCCTATTCATCGCCACGGTTGATGGGGTGAAATTTGCGTTTTCCTCACGGGGAAAGTATTACCGGATTGCCGATCTTCACCACTACAGCGGTACGGCAATCCAGTCTGAAATGCTTCCCCAGGTGGTTGACGATCTATCGACGTTCGATGGTCGTGACACCGTGGTATCCAATAGCTTGCCATTGTGGCTCGCGCTGAATACCTACAATCCCGTCTATCCGACGTTCAGTAATACGGTTATGATGTATCCTTCTTTCCTGGTGCCTGCTAATTTGGCACCACCGTTCGCATCGGTGCATGTGCGACCCGAGTCCACAAAGGGCTTGAGCGCTCTCCCGGCGTTGAATTCGCGCTATGCGCAGAATCAGCTATGTTTTGAAATCGTGGATATCACGATGTACGGGCTGAAAAATTCTGATGCACAGGACTTCGTAGCCTGTATAAATCAATTCACAATGGACTACGGTACTATCGGCATTATGAACATGCCGGTATTGCGCGACGAGAAGCACCCTCAGGTGGAGCTGGGCACTCTGGCTCAAGTGAAGACCATTACGTTTGAGATTAACTACGTGCAAGAGCGAGTGCGTGACGTAGCCAGACAGTTGATAAGTCTCGCGCCGATCACCTACACCCAGGCCACAGCGCCATACTAGGAGAGTTTCCAAATGCCCCAGAATGCCCTTTTGCAGAATGTCGCTAAGACCACCGCAGGCGCTCAGTCCACCCTCAACCTGGATTCGGGCGGCAATCTGCTTAGCACCAACGGCGGACTCAAGTCCTCGTTGAACATCACTGCTGCCGCTGTCGTCAAGGCGACTGCCGGGCGTATCGCCAAGGTCGTGATCATTGCCCCCGGCTCGGGCAGCGGCGCGTTTACCATTAACGACTGCGCTACCACTGGTACGGCCACCACTGCCAACGAGATTTGGACCATGGCTTACAACGCCACCGCCAACGTTGCGGGCGCTGTGATCACCCTGGATTTCCCGGTCGCTGTGGGAATCGTGGTGTCTGCGGTTCCGGGTGCGGGTTCGCCCCAGATCGCCGTTAGCTATTCGTAATCAATCTGGTCGGCGCGAGGTAATTTCACATGGCAAACACTATCGTCACAGTCAACGTAAGCCAGACTGTCGCGCCGACCCCATCGACGCTACAGAAAATGGGTGCCCTTATTTCGCAGGGTGCCACCACCACTGCGGCGGGCAGCTATACCATGCTGACGCAGTTGCAGGACCTGACTTCGATCCTCACGGGTGCGTTGTCCATCACGTCCATGGCGTGGGGCTCCAGCGTCGTCACGGTCACCACGACCGCGCCGCATGGTTTCACCACGGCTGACACGCTGCCGCTGACCATCTCCGGTGTGACGCCGGCTGGTTACAATGGCACCTTCACCTGCACCATTACTGGCGCAAGCACCTTCACCTATCCGCTGGTGAGCAATCCCGGCACCGCGACGGTTCAGGGCAAGTATACCCCGGAAGATGTCAACGAGCTGTTGGCGATGGCGACCACGTTCTTTGCGCAGGGGTCGCAGCAGGCCGTCTACGTGCTGGAGCTTGGCGCGGGCAATGCCACGGATGGCGCTGCGGCGCTGACTACGTGGCTCACCGCTAATCCCGGCATCTTCTACAGCTACCTCGTGCCGCGCACTTGGGACGCTAACTCCAGCTTCCTGTCGCTGCTGGCGTCGTTTGAAAGCACTACGGCTAAGACCTACTTCTACATCACCAGTACGGTGGGTACGTACACCAGCTACACGGCGCTGATGAAGTGCGCCTTCGTGATGATCGAAGCTCCGGGTGTCGCGGGCTCGTTGGAATTCAGCAATGCTTCGGCGTTCTGGGTGACGCTCAACTACAATCCCAGCAATACCAACAAGGTCACGCCGACCGCGTTTAGTTACGTCTATGGCGTGACGCCTTATCCGGTGAAGGGCAACGGCGCTCTGTTCGCCTCGCTCAAGACCGCTGGCGTCAATATCATCGGCACGGGCGCTGAGGGTGGCATCTCCAACGCGATGCTGCTGTGGGGAACCACAATGGACGTGCGAGACTTCACCTATTGGTATTCGGTGGATTGGGTGCAGATCAATATCGATTTGGCGGTTGCCAATGCGGTTATCAATGGCAGCAACAACCCTATCAACCCGCTGTACTACAATCAGGACGGTATCAACCGGCTTCAGGCCACTGCTGTCAAGGTGATGAATTCCGGTGTTGCATTCGGTCTGGTGCTGTTCCCGCCCAAATCCACCAATATACTCGGCGATGTGCTGGGTCAGAACCTGGAAAACGGCGTGTACAATGGCTACACCGTGGTCAATGCGGTGCCGTTCATTCCGTACAGCCAAAGCAACCCCGGAGATTACAAGATCGGCAAGTATGCTGGTCTTTCGACCGTCTACACGCCTAATCGCGGGTTTACGAACATTGTGTTCAACATCAATGTCACCGACTTTGTTGCCGTCTAAGGAGTAACTTGATATGCCCGCTCCCCTCACTCCCCAGGGAACCCTTAATCGGCTCATTGGCTCCGTGGCATTCGTCGATAGTCCCGAGCTTAACGTCACCGCTTCTTTCCTCGGCGAGGAGGGCATCGGCTTGAGCTTGGAAGGTGAGACTACCACCTTCCTGAACACTATGACTGGCGCTGTCACCAGCCCGGAGCCCTACCAGCGCGCCAACATCACGCTGCACTTGCTGCGCACTCAGGGTCTTGCCGACTCATTTAAGCAGCGCATGGAAAGCAACGCCATTGTGGGTAATCTGACCGTCTATACTGACAGCACCACGCTTTCGACCTATCCGATCACCAATTGCGCCATTGAGAGTGTCGGCGCGCTGCGGATCAACGGTAAGGACGCGGGCTTCGTGGTGTCGCTGAAAGGTTATTACGAGATTAATTCGCAGTTGTGGGGCTGATATAGGTAGGCAGGACTATGGCAGGCATCGACAGGAAGCTTAATCTGGTGATCCCCGTTGATAATTCGGATGGGAGCGTCACTTACGTACATTCAACCCCGATTTCGCGTGAAGTGTTCGAGCGGTACTTTAAGATCATCGCTCGGACTTTCGCGGAGATTTACAGCGGTGGGTATACGGTCTATTCCGGTCCCCGTGTGGCGGCGCTGCTGCTGAAAAGCACGGCTATGGATTTGGGCGTGTGGGACGGTCCAACCGGTGTGGAACGTGGTTTGATGGATGAGATTCGCCGTCTCACCAACGTGGTTCTCCCCGCACCGCAAGGTGGTTGGGTGACGATGCCCTTCGTTGAAGCGATCAAGGCCGGTCAGATCAATGAGGATGATGTTGCCGAGGTGGATAATGCGCTGGCTTTTTTTACTGTGGCCTGTGCGATGCACAAGAAATCAGACCTGACGGGGATTCTGAGTGGCGCATCGAAACTGTGGGGCGGGTCAACCACGTCATTCAATTGTACGGAATTCGCCGCTTCCTTGACGACCTCGACCGAGGTAGGGAATACTGGCGAGACTCAGACCACGTCGTCGCTTCCGTCCTAGATTGGGCTGCCGGCGAAGGGTTTGAGGAGGTAATGCGTAGTTGGGGTGCAACCACATGGGTCTGTCCCCATGAGTTTCGCCAACGGTATTTAATCAGGTCAAGCGGAGGTCTTTAGCGTGGCAATTCGTTCCGTCATTGAGATTGATGTGGTGGACGACGCCTTCAATGCGTTCAAGAGCAAGTTTGACGAATATACGAAGCAGATTAAAAACGTTGCTGACGCTGAGAAGAAAGCCAACGTCGAGAAGATGGGTTTTCTGGAGCGTCAAGTCTACTTCATGAAGACCTTGGTTGGGTTGCAGGAACGAGCCAATCTAATCAATGATTCAGCCAATCGCGATTACGACACTATGGAGAAGCGCACAGCCAAGATTGCCACCAATCTCGCATCCGGCACCGCGTCACTACTGCGTTGGGCATCATCCGCAACCACGTTCGGTGTGCTGGCTGGTGGACTGGGGCTATTCGGGTTAGATAGGCTAGCGGAAGGTGTGGGAAGCGCTCGTAAGTCCGCCATGGGTCTAGGTGCGTCATACGGTGGTCAGAAGTCCTTCATGACCCACTACAGCCCCATTCTGCATAATTCGGAAGGAGTTCTCCAGGCTGCGGCAAACGCAAAGCGTGGTGATCCCGAAACAGCGGGTGCACTTGGTCGTCTAGGTATCACCCCAGATCAGATTAGACGGTCAAGCTCTGATGAGCTTGCCGTGCTTATCGCGGAGGGTGGTCGTCGGCTTGCGCTCACTGAAAATGGCAGCAACGATAGCACCATGATTAATCGATACGGTCTTGGTAGCACCGGACTCTCTGTCGAAGACTTTAGTATGCGCAATCTATCAGCCGAGGAAATGGCTAGGCGCAATCGCGATTACCACAGTGATCAGCCGCGATTTGATCAGGACGCCAAAACGCAAGGTGCTTGGTCCGACTTTGCCGAAAAACTTCATGCTGCCGGCGAGCAAATCGAACAGACTTTCGTGAGCATCCTCTCACCTCTCGCACCTAACCTCACCAAGCTATCCGGGGCTTTTGTTGAGTTGATGAGTTCGGTGCTGAAAGGTCCGGCACTCGGTAAATGGATTGACGATATAAGCAAGGACCTGGGGAAGCTCGGAACAGAGATAGGCAAGGAAAGCTTCAAGAAAGGTGTGCTTGAATTTACCGATAGCATCATCGCGTTTGCTCACGACCTGAAAGACCTGTTGCCCCCGTTCCATACATTTGTAGAGATTATCAAGGGCATTGCTGATCCGGGTGGAACCGTCGATAAGGCGATGGGACTGAATCCCGAGGATGCCGCCAATCAACGGAGTAAAAACGCTGATTTCATCAAGCGCATGTTTAAAGGTGAAGACACCCCTGATGAAAAAGCCGCTAACGCCAAGGGTAATCACTTATTGCGCGTCATTGGCAATCTAGAGGACCGCACTCATGTGATGGATGGTGTTGAGCGAGATGTATGGGCAGGCAAAGGTGCTAACCGTCACCTGACTCAAGTTGTGGGTCACTACCAGATCACAAAAGACACGGCGCTAAGCAATGGGTTTGACCCGGAGCGTTTGAAAGATAAAGCGTATAACGCGCATGTCGCGGCGTCATTGCTTGCCAAATATGAAAAAGAATTTAAAGGCGATGTGGCTGAGGTACTTGTCGCATATAATGGTGGCGAAGGTGCTGCTAAAGCGTTCCATAAAAATAATCATGACATTACTAAGCTTAACCCCGAAACTCAGCAGTATCTAATCAATGCCATCAAGCAGAACCCGACCGTTAATATCCGGGTCACCACGCCTCCCGGCTACAATCCTAACGTATCTGCGGCATCGGCTACCCCCGGTACGACAGCGGCGGTGAAGTAATGAGCAATTCCATTAGCTCTGTCGCGTTTAAACTGGCCTATCAGCTATCCCCTATCATCCTGACTGGCGGTATTGCCGAGGGTGTCGGCGGCATTCTGCCTATCATCGTAATCACCGAGGCGGCGAATTTCGTAAAGGATTTGCTCCAGGGAAGTCTAGATGTCAATCTGGATGAGTATTTCGCCAACTTCGCGCCGTTGGCCGGCGCGACGCTGATCGAACAGGAAATCGCACATTATCCATTCGCCAATCAAGCCGTTGCGGGTAACGCCACCATCTCTCAGCCGCTGCATTTTTCTCTATCGATGACATGCCCGGCTCGCGGTTCGTTCGGCTTACTCGCCAAGAGCGCCACCATGACGCTACTGCAATACACCTTGGCGCGGCACAACGCGCAAGGTGGACTGTACACGGTACTAACCCCGTCATTCATGTACACGAGTTGCATCTTAAAGAGCTTGCACGACATTTCATCGGGTGAGACGAAGCAGCCCCAGGTGACTTGGCAGTTTGATTTTGAAAAGCCGCTGGTGACGCAAAATCAAGCGGCGGGTGCGCTATGCTCGCTCATGAATAAAATATCGAGTGGGTCGCAGATTGACGGTGTGCCATCGTGGTCCGGCTCTGGGGCGCAGAGTGTGGGTGGTACGTCCCCCACCAATGTCATGACGCCGACTGGCGACTTCAACCCTTCCGCCTCTGGTAGTGCTATCGCATGACCACTTACACCGCGTTTACTCCCGCAGCTAACCAGTCCCCGCCGTTCCAATTTCTACCGACATTGGATAAGCAGCAGTATAGTGTTACGACCACATGGAATATGTTCGGGCAGCGCTGGTATATCAATGTGTATTCGTTATCTGGTGGTCTAGTGGTGTCCACACCTCTCATTGCCAGTCCGCAGGGAACCGATTTTAACCTCGTGGCGGGATACTTCACAACTTCAACTTTGGTCTATCGTGATAGTACATCTCAGTTTGAAGTGACACCATGAGATACTACAATATTATGATCACTCAGCCGTCGTTAAAGCTGGATGCTTACGGCGGCATAGCGACCGAGCCCGGCACGGGAAACACCATCCCCAGCCCCAACGCAGGTCAACCCGTGGTCAATCCGGCTACAGGCAATCCGTTCTTCTACACAAGCCTTTTGCCGGACGGCAACACAAACCCTAATGCACTCAATATTGAGCTTGATTTTTTTGAGGGCGTCTATGCCATGCCCATCGAATCAGCTTGGATTCGTGTCTGGGGTGTCGGATTGCAAGACATTTCTCAAAGCGCCAGTCTTGTGGGTAATGAAATCCTGCTTTCAGTCGGCATGATGAAGGGCCTACCGCTGGCGAATCCGCTTCAAGCTGGGCCGGTGTTGAAGGGCTACATCAATCAAGCGTTCGGCAACTGGGTCGGTGTGGATCAGACGCTTGATTTGTTTGTAACATCATCACCCTATCCTGTTGGTTCTCCCGCTGCACCCATAAACATGTCGCTGGATTGGAAGGCCGGACAGCCGCTTTCCGATGCGTTATCAACCACACTTAAGACAGCATTCCCCGGTTTAGATCAGAAGATAGATATCAGTTCTGACTTAGTGCAAACACGCGATGAGCCTGACGTGAAGAACTCGCTGTATGAGTTTGCATCGTGGTTGAAACAGAAGACAGCGGGATATCTGACGGAAGGGTATGACGGTGTTGATATTACTATCGATCAAAACACCATCCACGTTTTCGATAACCACAATCCCGCGTCACGCTCTGAGATGGGATCATACGATAATCCAATTCAGGTCCAATTTCAGGATTTGATTGGTCAACCCACATGGATAAGTTCGGGAGTGATCCAGATCAAATGTGTCATGCGAGCCGATATCGGCATCAATGATTACATTCTGATGCCCAAGGGCGCACTTGCCACGGTGACTCAACAATCCACCATCGGGCTTGTTGCCAACAGCAATGATTATAAGACGGCATTCCAGGGAAAATTTAGAGTGACGCTGATCCACCACATCGGTAACTTTAGGCAGGCCGACGCCGCAAGTTGGGTTACGGTCATTAATGCGTCAACGTCACTTGGTAAGGTGTAGCGATGGGTGACAACAGTCAAAAGCTTCCTCTCGCTCGCTCGCTCAACCAGATCGCCGAGACGGCTGCGCGGGCTGCCATCAGTCAACTTGGTCGCGCATTGCCTTGCTCTGTGGTGGCTGTCATGGGCAGCATCGTGACGGTTAAGTTTGAGGTGAATAGCGTCCAGTCATTGCCACAGGTGACGGTGCCCATGTTTGGACCTGAGTATATCCGCTATCCGACCCAAGTGGGCGACAAGGGTGTGGTGCTACCCATTGACGTTTATCTGGGTGGCATTAGTGGGCTTGGCGGTGGTGTCGCTACCATGGCTATTCCGGGCAATCTGTCGTCGCTAATCTTCTTCCCCGTCGCCAGCACACAATGGTCAACCTCGGAAAATCCCAATGCTGTGGTGATATATGGCCCCGATGGTGGCATCATGCGCGATACGGCAAACAAAGCTTCTATCACCGTGGATAGCGCTGGGAATTGCGTTGTGCGCGGTCTTAAGTCATATTCGTGGGATGTTAACGGCTACGGGCAACGTGTGACATATACTGGTGGCACTAATTTCACCGTGGACAATTACACCACGGGTGCCATCGTGACTACCAACACCCATGCTTGGACGCCTCCCGGCCTGCCTGCTCCTTAGGGGGATTAAATGAGAACCTACGGACGGATCACAGACGAGTACGGCAAGACGACTTGGGTCGAAGTCACAACCGACGCAGCCGGCTTCAATGACTATGTGTGGGTGACGACGCTCATTCAATGTCTCAAGCTCAATTTGGGCGAATCGCCATTCTGGGCCAATTGGGGTATTCCGGCGCATCCGTCCATTGTGCAGCAAATCTATCCCGACTATTATGTGACGCTAACGCAGCAGCAGTTTGCACCACACTTCGCAAGCCTACTATTGTCAAAAGTGCCGAACCAAGACAAGCCAGTGTACAGAATTAACGCGACGACCAATCAAGGCGTCAAAGTTGCGGCGGATATCCCGGCATGACCACCAGCATTAACTTCCCCTTGGTTATGACGAGTGCAGGTCCGCAGCCGACCGCGCCGACCGATATTCTGAACACGTTGTTGACCACAGTGGCCGCTACCAATCCCGGCTATACGGCCAATCTGCCCGGATCGTTGATTGAAGACATCAGCAGCACCGATGTAGCAGCCATTTCGCTGAGTAATCAGGCCATGGTTGACCTCGTCAACTCGGTCTCACCTGTTGCCGCCAATCCATTCCTGCTTAACCAGCTTGGCACCGTTTACGGCGTGTCGCGCGGTGCGGCATCGAATACCTCAGTCTATGTCGTTTTCACCGGCCCGGCTGGTTTCGGCATTCCCGTAGGCTTTACCGTCTCGGATGGTACATATCAATACGTCGTGCAAGACGGTGGTGTGATCGGTACGGGCAACGTCACCCTACCTCTATATTGTGTTGCGACTAAATCCGGCACATGGGCTGTTCCCGTGAACTCGGTCACTCAGCTAATCACGTCGGTGCCTACAGCCATCACGCTGTCGGTAACCAATCCGGCGGCGGGTTTGCCGTCAAGCGCCCCCGAGACTGACGCTCAATACCGCGCGGCTGTCGTGCAAGCCGGCCTCGCTGCGTCGCAAGGCATGGCGACATATCTAAAGACCCTCCTCAATGCTGTTCCGGGCGTCCAGTCACGGCTTGTATCAGTGCGGCAGCAGTCGCCCGGCTGGGAAGTGATTTGCGGTGGTGGTGATCCCTATCAGGTGGCATATGCCATCTATTCAGCGCTGTTCGATGTGTCGGTGCTGACGGGCTCGGTGATGAGCATTTCGGGATTCACCAAGGCTAATCCCGGCGTGGTCACGACGACTCTGAATCACGGTTTAACCACGGGGGCAGTTATCACCGTGGCGGGTTCGACCGTATCGGCTTGGAATGGTTCATACACCATCGCCGTGATCGATCAGAAGACGTTTAGTGTCGGTGTGAATACCAGTTCATTTGCCACGTATATTAGTGGCGGTGTGGTGACCCCCAACCCGCGCAATCTGTCCGCCACAATCATCGATACGCCCGACACATACACGATTCCTTTCGTCAATCCGCCGCAGCAATCGGTGACGATGACGGTGACATGGAACACGTCAGTATCCAGCTTTACACAGCAAGCGGCGGTGACGCAGCTCGGCGCGGCGGCGCTGATCGCCTATGTCAACGCGATTCCCGTTGGCGCTCCGATGAATTTATTTGAACTTCAAGTGACGTTTCAGAACGCCATTGCCAGCTTGATCCCGCCCGCGCTGTTGACTCGCATGGTATTCACCGTGGATATCAATGGGATTGGCGTGTCACCATCCTCGGGAACTGGTATTATCGCTGGTGACCCGGAGAGCTATTTCCAGGCTGCCGCCGGCTCTGTCACGGTGACGCAGGGATGATCACTCAAACTATCCCGAGTTATCTATATCTTCAGTATAATAATGACGATGATTTGCAGGCGTTCGTAGATGCCTACAATGATCAGTCGCAGCAGATTATTAATTGGTTCAACACCATCGGCCTGCCGATCTACACCGGCACACCCATTGCAGGCCCGTTGCTGGATTGGGTGGCGCAAGGGCTGTACGGTATCGGGCGTCCCACGCTGGTGTCGGGTGTTACGGTTCACGAAGGCCCGCTGAACACTTATGGGCCGAATATGGGTCCGGCTCTCAATCAAGCCGTGGTAATTCAGCCAACAAATTATGCCCTCGCCAATGATGATGTTTTCAAGCGCGTCATTACGTGGCATTTCTATAAGGAAGACGGTAAGGTTTTAAACATTCGGTGGCTAAAGCGGCGTATTGCACGTTTTCTCTACGGCTATAACGGCACTGATCCGGGAATAGACCAGACGTACCGAATTAGTGTAGAGTTCGGCATTGCGCCCCAGGTCAACATAACGATTCAGTCTGGTGTGCGTAGTGTACTCGGCGGGTTGAATACCGCATGCTGTAATACCCAGACGCTCAACGATACAGCTTCGACCTATTTCGCTTATCCACCCATACCAATGGCGAAGACCTTCAAGACCGCTGTGGACAACGGCATACTGGAGCTTCCATTCCAGTTCACATATAGCGTTTCAGTTTGACGGAGAGCTAAGGCATGTCTCGTATTCTTTTCGCAAATAACGCTACCACTACACTGGCGGGTGCCATCACCAACGTAGCGACGACTGCCGCTTTGCAGACCGGCGCTGGTGCGTTGTTCCCGGCTCCCACCGCTGGTCAATATTTCTGCATGACCTTTGTTGATGCCGCAACCGGGCTACTCAATGAAATCGTGCACGTCACCAATGTGACGGGTGACGTTATCACCATGGTACGCGGGCAGGAGGGCACCACGGCGCTGTCGTGGTTGTCCGGCGATCATGCATCTAACTGGATTACGGCGGCGGCGCTGGCGGCTATGGCGCAGGCTCCCGACACCCAGGCGCAAGCGGGCAATTACGTTGCCGACACCAGTTCCACGGTTAACACCATCACAGCAGCGCTGTCTCCCACTTTGACGGCCTATGTTGCTGGTCTGCCGATGCGGATCAAGCTCGCCAACACCAACACGTCCGCCACTGTGGTTATCAACGTCAATGGCGTTGGCAATCTCAACGTCATTACCCCTGGTGGCGGCGCTCCCGCTATCGGCTCGTTGGCAGCCGGCACCATCGCCACCTTCACTTACGATGGCACCAACGCGCAGGTATCAAGCGGCCTCGCTTCGGTGACTTCCACGGGGGCACAGGTCTATCTGGGTAGTTCGGGTGGCACAGCCAATGTGCAGACTTTCACACCGTCGCCGTCCATTTCCACCTACACAACCGGCAGTGTGGAATATGTCGGCATTGCCAGCTACACCAACACCGGAAGCATGACGGTTAACATCTCCGGTATCGGCGCGGTCAATGTCTACAAGGAAACTCAAAACGGCAATGTCGCATTGACGGGTGGTGAGTGGGTCGCGGGAAACATCGTTGTCATGCGATACAATGGGAGTCAGATGACTCTACTGAACCCCGTGGTATTCAACGCATACAATGTGTGGCCGGGACAGCAAACGGGTAATGTCGTTTCGCTCACTTACGGGTCTACGGTCAATTGGGATTTGAACCCCGGTCAAACGGCACAGTTGGTGCTTGCCGGAAGTCCAACGCTTGCTGTTCCGAGCAACCAAGTCGCAGGTGGATATTATACCCTGCGTCTGGTGCAGCCTTCGTCTGGTGGTCCTGATTCCATCGCATTCAATAGCGCGTACAAGGGCGTGTCCGGTGTGGTATTGAGTACGGCCAATAACGCTGTCGATCATCTGTGTTTCCGTTCCAATGGTTCCAATATGGAACTGGTCGGTAGCGCATTTAATTGTGGGTTATAGGTTATGCTAAACCGTTGCCCCGGTAACCCAGCGCACGGACATATGATTTTTGACTGCATCATTGCAGATCAAACTTTCGTCGTGCCTGCAATGGTTTACAAGATCAAAGTCGTCATGTGGGGTGCTGGTGGCGGCGGATGGAATGCTCCGGGCTATCCCTACGTGAACAACGGCCAACGGTCGGGCGGAAATGGTGCATATGTCGAGGGGTGGATCGCCGTAACCCCTGGTGAAACACTGACGATCATCGTGGGTCAGGGTGGGAAGTTCACTCTCGCTGGTGCCGACAATGCTTCTTACGGCGGCGGCGGATATTCGTCGAGTTACAGCTGGGGTGGTGGTGGTCGTTCCGCCGTTCGACGTGGTTCAACTGAATTATGCACTGCGGGCGCTGGTGGTGCTGGAGCTTACAATACGGCTTACGGGTCGGGCGCTGGCGCTAATGGCGGCTATCCTGCGGGACAAGACGCTCGGGTGAGTGGTCTGGGCGGAACGGCCAATGGTGGGACTCAGACGGTTGGTGGCGCTGGTGGTGATCCCGGTGGGCATTATTACGGAGGTAGTTCTAATGCCTATCAGCTTGTGCAGGGCGGCAACGGTGGCGGCTCTGGATGGTACGGTGGCGGTGCCACATCATCGGCGGAAGGTGGTGGTGCGGGGGGCGGATCATCATATATCGATCTTCTAACGAGCGCCGTGACCGCGCAATCTGTGGACCTACTGACGGGACCCCCATTGGCAGCAGTGCCAATGACAAGCAGTCCCTACTATGTATCGCCCATCGCGCTTGGTGGTCAGTCTAGAAATGATGGAATTTACGCTTATACCGATCCGATATTCGCGGGCGGTAATGGTCGTGTCGTCGTGATTTGGTAGGAGAATGTTATGCGTTGGGTAGACACTGCCGGCACTGTTGTGAATGACCTGGACTCATATACTGATTCGGAGGGAACCACCTATTTGTCCGGTTTCCCCAAGAGCAATATCAGCGGCTTGAAACAAGTCATTGAAACACCCGAACCGTCCACTGACCCAACGGGTTATACCGTGACCGGCGAAGCGCGCGGGGGAGTAACGTCTCTTGTCAGCAGCGTCAATCCCAAAACGGGTAATGTCGTCTGGGCCACACAGGCTCGCCCGGAGATGACCGCCGCCGAGCAATCCGCTGTTGACGCGATGAGGATGAAAATGACCGCTACCACAGCTATGAAGGCTGCCGACACAACCGTGTTGCGCTGCTACGAGGCCGGTGTGGCACTTCCTGCCGCGTGGCAAACCTACCGCACTACTCTGCGTGATATTATTTCTGGGCGTAATGCCGGGCCGTTGCCCGTGATGCCGTCCTACCCTGCCGGCACCTAACGGAGACTTTCCCCATGGCCAACGCTATTTCCATTGCCGCCGCAAACGCTGAGGGTGCCGCTCTATCGGCGCTGCTCAACAGCGGCTTTCTGAAAATTTACACCGGTACTCGCCCGGCATCGCCCGAGACTGGCGCAAGCGGTACGTTGCTTGTGACCTTCCCGCTCGCCGCCACTGCGATGACGTGGTCGTCAGGCACGGGCACTCTCGGAGGCGTTCCGTTGACTGACGGCGCTGTGGCTGCCGGCACTCCGGGTTGGGCGCGATTCAGCTCCTCGGGTGGCACGGGTGTGCTGGATTGCGACGTTGGTGTGGGTGGAACGGCCTGGGTGGCGCTGACCGTCACGGCGCTCGGCGCTGTTGTCACCAATGGTGCCAACTCGTATGTTTGCACTGTGGCAGGCACCACGGCGGCATCAGGTGGTCCCACCGGCACCGGCACTGGTATCACTGATGGGTCGGTGACTTGGAATTATCTGGGTGCGGCGGTATCCGATGGCATCAATCTCAGCGTCGCTAGTGTCGCGGCGGGTATGTCCATCACCGTGTCCTCGTTCACCTACAATATTCCCAGCGTCTAAGGATAATTTCCAATGGCGACCGAAAGCTTTGTACAGGTAGCGCCGGACGGTGGTGGCAAGGATATCGATGCCTTCGCCATCACGTCAGGTTCATTGACGCTCTACCGACAATCGGTCGTCATTGGTGATCCCACCACGGCTGCGAACACAGTCAATATTCAAGGCGATGGGTATATGCCCGTTAGCCAGAATAGTGTCAATTTTCAAGCGGGCACCGGTAACACTAGCACAGCACAACTTGCGGCAGGCGCGACATTTACCGGTGTGATTGAAAGCGTGCTGTCACAGACTGGATTGTCGCTGATCATCGATAGTGATCAGTCGCTTTCTGTGACTATTAACCAATATATTGCCATCGATCCGTCAACTATCATTTCAAGTTGGACTTACTTCACGTCGGGAGATTTCTCGCGGTCTCTGGTGTTGAATGGTAATTATGCCAACGTGGTTGTTACCAATACCAGCGCAACGACTACAACGGCTCTAAACATCAACACCTATTATGGCACCATTGACAGCACGACTCAGCTTGGCAACAAGCCTATCGCAATCAATGAAATCGGCGGGATGCCGGTGCCTTCCGCCGGGTTGCCGGTCACAGATGGTGGTGGGTCATTTTCTGTTGATACCGGAACACCAGGGCAGCCGCTAAACGTCACATCTACCGCCGATGTTCCGGTATTCGCCGCGATCACGGGTGATCCGTCTGGCGACTTCGCTGGTGTTAATTTGCTTGAAGCGGCGATGGACAGCACGTCCGGCCTGGGGCTGACTGTACGAGTGCAGAATCCGCCGCTCGTTGATGTCAAGGGTGCGGCGGTGCAATCCGATGCACCAGCTTCCATTCCGTTGCAGGGCGCTATAGGTGCCGCGTTTATCATCGATACTACCGGCTATCAGACAATCAATATTCAATCCACGGGGTTGGCCGGCAACGTCACATGTTCGGATGATGGTGCAACGTGGTTCGCCCTGAGTGGTGTCAACCGTGTACTCGCAGCCGCTTATGTGACCGCTGTCACAGCTAACGGCGCGTTCAGTTTCCCCGCTATGGCGCGCTATGTGCGTATCGTACTGACTACGGCGGGGTCCGGTGTGGCTTATCTTCGTTCTGCCGTCTGGAATGGTGAATATGTCACCCCACTTGCCGCCAACGTATCGCAAATTGCCGGAACCAACACGGTTACGGCGGGTGTTGGTGGTATGCAAGCGGTCGGCGGTAATATCGCGCCCGGCACCGCTCCTACGGCTAATCCTTTGGGCATCGGCGGCGTTGATTCGAGCGGGTTGACGCGGCGCATGCTCACGGATACGCGCGGCGCTCATGTTGTGGTGGGTTCCACGGATGCCGCCGCACAGCCGGTGCTGGTGCAGCAAAATACTGCCACCGTGGCGCAAGAGGCTATTGTTGATTTGCTTACTAAAATACTGTTCCAAGAGCGCGTTAACGGTCTGTTCTTGCGCGAGCTTCCCGGTATCCTCGCATCCAGCACCCTCACCACCACGTATCAGCCACCGCAGACGACCGACGACGAAACGACGTTGCGCGATGATTTGACGTGGGGTGCCAACTGATGCCGACATTCCAGCAACTCTATGCCGCTAATCCCGTCACGCTCACGGGGCAGGAATATATTGCGGTACAGCAGCCAAATGGAAATTATGGGGCGGTTAACGTTAATCAATTGTCTGGCGCACAGATTCAGACACAGATTTTTCAGTCTGGTAGCTCATTTATTCCGGGTACTACCACTACATTGACTTTGAATAATCAACCCGGATCAACTGCTGCACTTAATGTGTACATGGATGGTATTTTTCAAAGCTCAACTATAGATTGGACTCTATCTGGTGCCAACATAACATTCATTTCACCCATCCCAATGGGTGTATCTGTCGTTTCATGTCAATGGAGTGCGTCCGCGTTTAATATGCTGACAGGTCGGCCAATACAGGTTCAGACATTCCTGTCGCCTAGCGGATACACATTAACGCTAACATCAGCACCTGCGTCCCAGGCTGCACTCAGTATATACATGGACGGTATTTTTCAAAGTCCAACGATAGACTGGACTTTATCCGGGACAATCGTGACATTCACATCAGTCATCCCGATTGGTATTACTGCAATTCAATGTAAATGGTGAGGATTTGTAAATGACAACTCTTCCAGCAGCAACGTTGCTAGCAAAGATGCTGAGTGCTGTGAACTCCTTCACCGCTGCGCAGATCGGCGTGCCGGCCACCTTGTCGGTCGCCGCCAATGCCGTGGCGGTGAACCTCGCCCTCGCGAACGACTTCACGCTGACATTGCAGGCGACGACGGGGCAGACGCTGTCCAACCCGACCAACATGGTCGCGGGGCAGTCGGGGCAGATCACCATCACGCAGAACGCGACACCCTCGACCCTGGCCTACGGGGGGTACTGGGTGAACGCGAGTTCGGCCTCCGCAGCCACGGTATCCACCACTGCCGGGGCGGTGAACGTGCTGTCCTACTACGTCGTGGACACGACGCACATCTGGTACACGCTCCAGAAAGCGGGGGTGGCGTAATGATCGTAGGCGCTTCCCTAGGGCTTCTCGCCGGCGGCTTTCCTCCCGGCACGAAAGTCATCCTCTTGTCGTCCCCGACTGGCAGTTTGCAAAGCTGGACGGTGCCGACCGACTTCAACTCCTCGAACAACACCGTCATCTGTATCGGCGCGGGCGGGAGTGGGGCGTTTTCTCCGAGCGGCGGTGGGTTCAACGCGGGCGGAGGTGGCGGTGCATTTGCGCTGAGAACAAACGTGTCCCTGTCTCCTGGAGGATCAGTCTCTTACCAGATTGGGGCCGGTGGCGCGGCGCGGTCTGGGTCAAATCTCAGCGGGCAGGCTGGTGGTGACACATGGTTCAATGCGGCGTCGATGCCGGCCAGCGGAACAGCTAATCAAGTCGGCGCTAAGGGTGGCAGCGGTGGGGACAATACCGCAGGTGTGGGCGGTGCAGGTGGTTCTTCGGCCTCGTCGTGTGGATCAACAGTCTATTCCGGTGGTGCAGGTGGTATTGGCCAAAATCCGTCGGTATCGAATGGCGGCGGCGGTGGTGGTGGGGCTGGCGGGCCAAATGGGATAGGTGGCGCGGGCGGGGCAGGGGCTGTTTTGGCGAGTGGTGGCGAGGCGGGCTCCGGGGGCGGTGGCTCGGGCGGCGGTGGGTCGGGTACTGGCGGATTTGCTGGATCGGTCGCCACGACAAGTACCGGTGGTGCTGGCGGTAATAACTCGGCTGGCGCTGGCGGTGGCGCTCGTTATGTTGCGGGGGCACTCGGTGGCGGGGGAGGTGGCGGTGACAGCGCGGGATTAAATGCAGGCGCGGGAGGTCCTGGTGCGGATTATACTATTACTGCCGGGGGCACAGCAGGTCCTGGCGGCGGTGGTGGCGCTGGCGGAGGTAGCGGGTCGGCTGGAACTGGCGGCAACGGAGGCATCTACGGCGGCGGCGGCGGCGGTGACGGTAATGGATTATCATCCGGCGCTGGTGCACAAGGTTGTATCATTATTATTTATACGAACTGAGGAGGCATTTGATGCCCTGGATTGACGCGAATCGCAAGGTCTTCGGAGACGACGACGCATACACCACCGCAGATGGCACCCAATACCCCGGAAACTGGGACAAGGCGTCCCTCGGCCTGACCCACGTTGACCGCCCCGCCGAGCCTTCGGGCACCGTGGTCACCGGCTGGCATGTGGACGATGCGAACCAGTGGGTCTGGGAAACGCGGCCCTTCAACACTGCCGAGCTTAACGCCCCCATCTTGGCGCAAATCGCCGTGCTGGACACTTACATTCCGCGCGGTCTTGAAGACCTGATTACAGGGTTAGCGTTTGATGTCACCAAGCTCCCGCAAATTCAGCAGCAGCGACTTGCTCAGAAAGCAGCGCTTCGGTTACAACTGGTGAAGTAAACACCGATTCTTGAGGAGAGTACACGATGCTTATCAATGGTCAGGTCGGCGCTCCCGCCGCTTCGTCCGCTTCTGGGTCTAATCCCATCCTGCGTCAGGGTAACTTGAACGACTTGATCGTATCTGAGTTGCATGGTCGTTACTACGAGGGTGCTTATCGTGGCGCTCGCTTCGGCGGTGCAATGCAGGCGGTGCTTGCCACGGCTACCATCGCTGGTCTCAGCACCTCCATCACTGGTACGTCAGTGCTGGCGAATCCCAATGGTTCGTCTGTCAATCTGGTGATTGAGAAGTTTGGTGTCGGTTTCGTTGTGGCCCCTGCCGCTCCGCTGGTGTTTGGTCTCGCCACCGGTCAGTCCACCACCGCGTTGTCGGGCACTCTGACCTCGCTGGCTCCCAAGTCCAAAAAGCTGGGTTCCGGTTTCCAGCCGCAGGGCCAGCTTTATTGCTCCGCCGCCATCACGCTGCCGGTCGCGCCGACTGTTGACGTTGTTCTGGGTCAGTTGGATCAGGGCGCTGTCACCGTGTCCAACACCAACAGCGGTATCTTCGACCTGGAAGGCTCCATTATCCTGCCGCCCGGTGGTTTCGCGGTATTCTGGACCTCGGCGGTCCTCGCTGCGTCTGCGCACATTGCGAGTTGGCAGTGGGAAGAAGTGCCTGTGTAAAGTGTAAAGATGCTTCTCGCCCTTCGCTCACTTTACGAACGATCCTCGGTTGCCACGGCTATTGGACAATGCGTCCAGGCCGTGGCGGCTGCGTTCGGTCTTGGGTCGGCGAAGGGCAGTGAGGCGGGAAACAGCACCCAATCCGCCAGCATCGCCGCTGGCGCTGCGTCTTCGTCCATAAACTCCAGTGGCGGCAGTATTCAAGTCGTTGGTGTCGCATCGGGTAAGAATCGAGGCAGTTCCGGGGCTGCCGGTAGCGCCACCCAGGCGCACGGTATCGCTCACGGCGCATCGTCGGCATTTGTAGCACCTGATACCGGGCACTGCACACAAGCACCGAGTCAAGCTGCCAGCGTCATTGCAATCAACGCTACGGCGCATGGTGCGGCAACGCAAAGCGCCGGACAGGCTCACGGTATCGGCGTCGGATCGGTCGGTATCATATCGCACGCCACTCAGGCTCACGGTATCGTATCGGGGCAGGTTATTGCCTTCGTGGCACCCGACACCGGCAACTGCGCTCAATCGCGCGGACAGGCTCGCGGTGCCGGCAATGCCGCACATGGTGCGGCAGGAAGCGCCACCCAGGCTCGCGGTATTGCTTCGGGGCAGGTCATTGCCTTCGTGGCACCTGATACCGGGCATTGCACACAAGCATCTGGACGCGCTAATGGCTCCGGTTACGGGTTCCAGGCAAGTACATCGCAAATTTATGTATCTGACATGCCATCAACTGATGTGGTATTGTCAAATCAGCCGACTATCTGGCTTGAAATTGACGATCAACCTTCAACGATTTTGACGCTGGATGTGGCCTAATGATAACCTCCCAATATTATCCGGGCAGTTCCATTACGCTGTCTGCCGCATTCACCTCACCAACATCCGGTGTGCTGGTTGATCCGACCATGGTATCTCTTGAGGTGCAAGTCCCTGACGGAACTATAGCACATCCCACTGTCATTCCTGTGACCGTAGGCCAATACTCAGCATCATTTACAGCCACGGTGTCGGGGACATATACTCAGCGCTGGGTTGGCACGGGTGCTAATGCTCAAGTCGCCGAGTCCGTGTTTCTTGTTCTGCCAACGGGGATATTGTGACCATGAATCCTTCAATCATCGTTGCCGTAACCATCGCGTGCGGCATCGCTGGCGGCTACGGGCGGCACATCCAGGGCGGCGCTCCCGGCACCAAGCGATGGGAAGCCATGGCGCTTTATGCCATCTGCTGCGTTCCGGCGTTCTACGTTTACGCCCCCGACTGGTGGATGGGCACGGGGCTAGCCGTCGCACTTACTGCCGTCTTCTATATCAACGCAACGTTGGGACAAGTATTCTCAAATCTGTGGCTCGGCGCGGCGCGCTATTGCCTCGTGTTCCCGGTGCTATTCGGCATCACGGGTTGCTGGGAAGCGTTGCTGTTCATGCCGCCGGTCTTCCTCGTTCTCAAATGGGCCAAGAGCGCGACCGACCCTGCTGATCCGCATATGATGTTTGAGGAAGTCCTGGGATTTTGCACGGGCGCTGCTTTTGGAATGGCACCTCTCCTTCGGGGATGGTGACAGATGTGGTCTCGATTCTGGCAGCGGGTGTGCCCAAAGCCAGAAATGACCCAAGTTTGTGTGATAAATTGGACAGCTATTAACGACCGGCTTGAGCGCATTGAGGATAACGGTCGTACCAGGGCGATGAAATTTGATACTGTGGTCGAGGCGTTTACACGGCATCTCGCGCACGATGAAAATGGGATGGCGGAACATCTCGCCATAGCCGAGCAATTGAATAAGCGCATGGGCGAATTGCTCAAGCTGTTCCCGGAATCGGAGTGTTAGGGTGGACTGGCAGGCAATTGGCATTGGGGGAATTGGTGGGACGGCGATGCTTGCCGCCTTCACAAAACTCTATGGGCTAATCGCTTCCACCAAGGCCGGTGCTGACGGTCAGAAGCTCGGGACCGAATACCAGTCCCACATGTTCTCCCGCATGGTGAAACTCGAAGAGGAAAATACCCGCCTCAACAAGATTATCACAGACCAAGCTACTCATATTGGGTCATTGGAAACCAAAGTCGCAGACCTCACCCACAAGGTTGCCGGGTACGAAGAAGCTAAGGGGTTGCTCGCAAAGATCACCACCAGCTACGAGAAGCTGAAAGGTGAAAATGCCGAAATGACCCGACGACTCGAAGCCGCATGCTTGCACAAGACGGGGCGAGACGGTCGGCCTTATCTCCCATCGGGGGAACGGTCATGAGCATGGACTTTGACATGCTGGCGATGTGGGTTTGCTCGGCGATAGTCATTTACCAGTATGGTCAGATAGCCATGCAAGCCAGTTGGTTGCTGTGGCATCACTCGGAACTGGCGACGGCGCGCGAAATCCACGAAACGGGATCGGTTCTATTCTTTTCGGTGCTATGCATTGTGACGCAGTTCGTGGCGTCGTCGAGTGGGTCAGTATCGTGCCAAGGCATCCGTCTTAAGATAGCATTGATTGCGGTAGTATGGGGCATCGGGCGGTATGTGAACCGAAGTCTTGACGGGCGGTTGCGGTGGTACCTTTTCTGTCGTCAAGAATATGACCGGCTTCGTGCTGCGGGGGAAATTCACTGATGCGCCCTTTCCCGAAGGTCATAGCGACGTCGATTGCGGCTTTTTCAACCGTGGCAGCAGTCGGTTGGGCGTTGTTCCATGAAGCGGAACCATTGCGTCTCGTCACTCAGGTTTATCCGCCCTACCAACTGATTAACCCCGATGGCAGCATCGGCGGCACCAGCGTCGAAACTATGCGCTGCGCTTTGAATGGCCTGGGGCAGGACTACAATCTAACTATCGTCAATGGGTCACAGTGGGAACAGGCGCAACAGGATACTAAAGACGGTAAGTTTGACGGGTTCTTCGGAGCATTATTTACCGTCCCTCGTAGTCAATGGGCCACCTGGACCACCGCGCTCGATGTGAGTCGAGCTTACTATGTTCGCCGCAGGGATCACGACAGCGACCATCGTGACCTGGATATGCGATGGGGTGTCAAGGCCGGCTCTGGTATTCAAAAGACCATTGAGGCTAGTCCCTATCATTTTACACTGATAGCGTCGGATAACCCACAACTGGTGAAGGCGTTGCATGATTGGGACGTAGACTGGATTTACATGGATGTACTGATTCTACAATGGGCGTCACGAGTTAATGGGTATGAGGACGAACCCCTCGCTGCCACGGTGGGTAGCCCCAATTTCGAGTTTGACACGCGAATCTATCATCTCGAACCCGCCTCGGATCAGCTTTACGGGGCGTATTTCTCTCATGCATTCTTGAACACCCACCCAAGCTTTCTGGATAAATTTAACGTCGCAGCGGGAGCATGTCGGCAGGAACGGGAGGTGAGTAAATGAGCGAGTCATTGACGCAGGAGCTGAAAGAGTTGCGCGTTGACGTGCGATGCCTTATCGATGCCCACGCATGCCTGCGCAAGGAACTGGTGCTACAAGACGAAGTCATTCGGAAACTGATGGGGCGAACTCATGCGTTGGAGAATCGCAAATGATTTCCATCGGGTGCCACGCCATCGTCCTGATTGCCATCTATGTCGTGGCTTGTGCTTATATCAATGAGGACCCTCATGGTTAGAGTGCCGCTGATCCCTATCCACATCCAGATAGCGCGCTGCTACGCTACCTGGAAGCGTCTTTACCTTTTGTGCTGGGGTGTCGTGCGATGAGCCGCCCTGTCCCACAATGCGCCGTTGACTTGGTGAAGTCATTCGAGGGTTGCGAGCTGTTGGCTTATCCCGACCCTGGCACTGGCGGTGCACCGTGGACCATCGGCTATGGCTGCACCGGTCCCAACATCTTCAAGGGCCTGACGATCACCCAGGACGACGCCGAAGAATGGCTCGTTGCGGATCTTCAGAAGGCGGGTGATACGGTCTTGCGCTTCACTGGGGCAGTTGGTTTGACCGATAACCAATACGGCGCACTGATCAGCTTCGTCTACAATGTCGGCGGCGGAAATTTCGCCACAAGCACGCTGCTGACCCACGTCAAGGCGGGGGAGTTCGATGCGGCGGCGGGTGAGTTCGGCAAGTGGAATCATGCCGCAGGGCGAGTGCTACCGGGACTGACGGCGCGGCGAGCGGCGGAAGCGGAGCTGTTCAGTGCGTAGCCTCTCCATGCACGAGCACAAGCTTGCCATCGGTGTGATCATCCTGGTCATGCTGGCGGTCCTCGACGCCTCCGCGCTCGCGCTCGTCATCTGTATTAATTGGGCTACTCTCCCCGGCCCCGAAGCTGGTATTGTGGCGTCGATCATCACGGCGGTGGTCACGGGGATCAACGGCCACGCGGGGAGTGTGGTCGGATACTATTTCGGGGCAACGCCGCCCGAGGGGAACTGAAATGCCGAGCATCAATCTCTATGCAATCGGTGCCGCCGTAGTGGCGTGCTTGTTGCTCCTGACCTGGGGCATGTGGGAACGGGCGACCATCGCCGACTACAAGACCCAGATCGCCACGATGAATGGCGAGATGACCCAGGCCAAGGCATCCCATGATATCGCCATCGCCAATCTCAACACCACGCTGGAGACGACCCATGCGGTGCATTCCCAAGAAATTACTGCTGTTGGCACTGAGTTGCAGCGCACCGCTGATGAGCTTGACCGCCTGCGGGCCAACCCTGGCCCCGGTCGTTGTGACCAAGTGCGACCCGCCGCCGTTCCTCAAGGAAAGTCCCCCATCGTCCAGCCAGTTGCAGGCGGATTTCAGGAACTGGTTGCAATCGCAACCCGGTGCTTCGCCGCAGCCAGCTACGCAGAAGATGCCCACACCTGGGCAGTGAGCCCGCAGGTGTCGCATTGACCCTCTTTCAATTCTTTAAGGAGCTACTACACATGTCCGACGAACCCAATGACGCCCCCGCCCCCGTGGTCATTCCGCCGCGCCCCCTAGACGCCATCGCCAATGATGTAGATGCCGCTAAGGCGCGTCATGCCGCCGCTGTTACCGAGCTTGCTTCGGCTACCGGCGTGCTGGGTGTGGTCGTCGCTGAGTATCGTGCTGCCATCACTTGGGCTGACGAGAAGTGTAAAGAGGTGGAATCCAGCACGAGCGGCCTGATCGCCGAAGCCGAAGCGTGGTTGAAGCGCGTCGTCTAGTATGTAAAATGGCCGGAGCCGCTAAGCTCCGGCCAACCCGTTCGCTCGTCACGCTTGTCCGCCCGGTCGGTCGAGATGCGGGCGCGCTGTGCCGCTGTCACCGGGGTTTGAGGATCACATGAACCACAGGATCGGCCAGGGCGCTCCTTGCACATACCGTCATGTCATGGTCATCCCAACCGCGATGCTCTGATACATCCTCCAGCGCCCCCGCCAGCCGATTGACGGCCTCGCGTGCCTCGTCGCGCTCTAACCGCAGTTGTTCATTCTCGTCCGTCAAAACAGCGATGGCGTCCCTGATGCCCTCCTTGTCATCCTCGGCGCTTCGGGCCAAGGCGCTGTGCTTGTTGGTGATACCGATCAGCCTGCCGTTTATGTCCATCTGAGATTTGACGTGCTGCTTCAACCGATCTACCTCTGCCCGCAACGCCCCAGCCCTCGCGCCCCATTCGGCCACGGTGCTCACGCATGCGCGGTTGCTGGCCTCTAGTTCCGCGATCCTAGCGTATGCATCATCACGCTCGGAGCAAAGCCTTACTGCCTCGTCCTGATAAAAGTCTCGGGCGTCACTGTCCTCCTGTAGACGAGCTACTTCGTCCAATAGAGCCAGAACGGCGGTGGGCGATGTGGCGGCGATGAAGGCTGCGTCCGTATCGGCATTGCCTGCGAAGACACCGAGCTGACGTAGGTTCTTATACATCTCGGAGTCGTCATACCAGTTCCCGCCGGTAGCAGCATCGGCCAGTTGGCGCAGTTTGGCGGAATCGATCATTATGGGTACTCCTCGCACGCAATGACCTCGGCGCTTTCGATTGCAAACCGTGGGTCTTCCAACAGCACCTCCTTTATATGGTCAAGCGGGTATCCATCCTCCCTGGCGGTCAGAAGGCCCCACGAGCCATCATCTAGCAAGAGCGTCACCTTAACCTTTTTCATTCTATCAACTCCTTCTTCGCAGCGTCCCGCACAGCCAGCCCAGCCCGGCCACCAGGACAATAGTTGTACAGCGCCGTCTTGCTGATGCCGAGCGCCTCCCTGGCGGTGCAAAACGGGTCAATGACGCTGGGGTCGCTATCGCAAATTTTCTCCAGGGCAGCACGAAGCTTATCAATGTCTCTGGCAGCCTGGAGGACAGCATTAGAGTGTTCGTTCCACAGTTCCATGTCGGCAATGGGCTGATGCGCCATGCGCTCAGTGGTCATGCGGAGAATGGTCGTAATGTCTTCCATAATTCCTCCTCTTATGTTATCCGCCATCGCCTCGTGGCGCACTGATGGGGGAGGATTGTCGGCTTGGACAGGTTTAGTTTTCTCACCCTCGAGCGCGGCAATGCGGGCTTCCATCGAACGGAATTTTGGGGCTAGGGGGCAGTGGGTCATGATTTCCTCCCAATGAGTTCAACGTATGTGCGAACTGCGACGCTCGTCGCTATTCCCTCCTCTTATAGCCCTATCGGGCGAATTGGCTGTCCGCTACCCTCTCGGACTGGTCACGCATCGTTATGACACTGGCGTTCTCGGAGGTGCCGGGAGGGCCGCCCAATGGGTGGCGCTGATGGTGAAAGCCTGGATGGTATCGACCCAGACACCACCACGGCGTGGGGCGTCCCAATGCCCAACGACCATGTCTCCTCCGTCCCAGAGGAGCAACTTCGTCCCATCCTTCGGCGCCGTTTCGATGGGCTGCCAGCCAGCCTTGAAATCGATGATTTCCCGAGCCTGCTCCGAGATACGAAATTGCAGCAACTGGATACAGCGACCCTCGGCATGAGCAAGGTATGCGCCAAAGTGGCGGATTCCGACTTCGCGAGGGTCGAGAGCTTGTCCGCAATTTCCACACTGCATCATGATTTCCTCACATTTTTGTCGGTTAGCCCGGTTAAATCCGTGTCACTTTGCCGGCCTCATCGAGTGCCAAATCCGGTTGCGTCTCAATACCGGCGCTCGGCGAGACACAATCCCTTGCCGCTGCGATGGTGGTGGCATGGGGGTGATCTCCGGGGGCGACGAAGCCGCGGTACTCGTAGAGCAGAGCAGCCCGTGGTGGTGCTGGGGGCCGATGCGCTCGATGCGCCAATTTCGCCCCGGCAACAGCCGAGCTGCCCTCGCGAGGGCTGCGTCAATGGAGGATGTATAGTGGTAGGCGGCAGTACTCACCCACTGGTCGGTGACGGGATCAACCCACACATTGTCAGTGCAATTCTTCCACCCCGTACCATCATTCTCTTGCGTCCCGATTTTCCGATCATCGCGGGTGTAGATCATCGCCATGATGGCCGCGTCAATCTCACGGCTCGGACCGGTAGCCTTCGCCAGCATGTCGCGCAGCTCGGTAAGTTTGCTCATGACGCCCACCCGCTAAATCCACGACAATCGGCGCACGACCGCGGATCACCCCGAGAAGGTGCGCAGACGCGACAGGTGTCGCAGCATTTATCTCCCATCGCCTCGTGGCTCTCGCTGGTGGCGGATGCTTTCGCCGCCCATTTCTCACACTGTGCTTTCCACGCGTCGCGGTCGGCTTCGATCCCCGACTCGATAGCAAAGGTGATGTTGCTGAACGCCCAAGCAGGTTTGTCGGCGGAGCTAACCCCGAAACGCTCGCATAGCTTATCCGCCATTGCTTTCCACGCGTCTCGCTCAGACTTGATGTTTTCCCCCTCAATGGCCCACTCGGATGCCCTCGCCGCCCATTGTTCGCATTGGAATTTCCACTCGTCGCAGGCGTCTTTCTCGCCATCCCCCTCCAGGCTGCCATCGCTGTTCCAGGTGATGTGCACCACCGATTCTCTATCGCTGGTAGCTCTCTTATCGGCCTCCGCGCGAGAGAGATATGCGTCACTAGTACGGGGTCGTCCGTTCGGCCTCGGCGCGTACACGTTGATGTAACCCTCCCGCCGCACCGGCTTTTGCGCAGCGACAGGTTTAGTTTTCTCGCCCTCGAGCGCGGCAATGCGGGCTTCCATCGAACGGAATTTTGGGGCCATGGGGCAATGGGTCATGATTTCCTCATATTTTTAGCGGTCGAACCGAGGTGACATCAGGCCGAAGCTGCCCAGATTTCGAGCAATGCCCATGCCGCCAGCCCTTACCGGAAGCCCGGATACCGACGCTGGCCGGCGAGCGCCCGAGGATGGCAGCCACGACTTGCGCCTTGTGGTTAGAGTGGACCCACAGCGCGTAGAGCCATTGGTCGTCGTCGGCGCTCCAGGGATAGCAATGACGGCTCATTTCCGGGCCTCCCGCTTTTCGGCTGTCGGTGCGCAGACGGCGAAGACGGAATAATCGTCCTCTTCCAAGCTGGCGATGGCGAGGCGCTTCATGGCGTCGCAAACCTTGATTGGTTGCGGGTCTAGTTCAATCGAGCGACACTTACCCGGATCGTCAGAAATCCCGCCGAGGCAGGCGTAAATCACCAGGGTGTAGAGCGTCATAATTATTCAATCTCCCGATATGCTTACCTCGCAATTAAGCCACGTCGGATTACTCGTGTCAACGATATAATCCAAGCCGTGACGCTTTAGCTCGGTCATTTTCAACAGCCGTCGCGCATTCGCTACAATGTTGTGCGTTAGGTAGCACAGCCAGCCGATCCGATTCGACGGCATCACCACAAATGCGACATACCCCATCCCCCGTGGCGAGCCTCTGACGGATAGTCAAGGCAATGGCAGCTTGCCGGTGGAATTCCTCACGCTCGCTGGCGTCATCCACTTCATCAGCCATGATTAGTGAATCACTACGGTGATAACACCAGCAATAGCTTGCCCGATCAAAAAGCCGCATGCGGCGATTACAGCGATCACAAAAACATATCTCATTGTATCACCTTCCTCAAAATGATGCCCCAGGAGAGCATAAAGCTCAATCCTGGGGCGGGGCTGGGGGATAGCCCGCTTGCATCATACCAATTTGGTTAAATTATTCACCAGTTTTTTAGCTGCCTCAATGTAATATTCGCGGTTCAGATTAGCCCAATTGAATGACGATGCATTATTGCATAGCGCCACGTTCCATCCAGCTTCAATGCTAGTGCGGCGCGTTTCGTGTCGAGATTGGTTGCGAGTATGCAATTCAGCGTTCCACACGGTGTTGTCCCAAGCATCATATGCTGCTTTAGACGCACCGTTAGCTCGCTTGTAGTGCCCGGCAACGCAACCTTCAACCGGCGGGCTGACTTTGACTAAGTCCTCGCCCTGAATTGCGATGTAATAGCGCACCGTCTTGGCCGTCTTGTTTTCCGTGGCGACGTTGTTAATCCGTGACCAATTGCTTCGGTCGTATTTATCGACGTTGGCGAGATAGGTGGCGTCATTCTTGGTTTCGGGAATGCCACACCGGGTTTCGCCCGTTACCGAATTAATCCATCGTTGCTCAAGCGAGCCGCCTTCATAGGTGTTGAGGGTTAGATATGCCGCGCCCGGTGCCTTAGCTCGCAACATGAAATCAAACGGATCGGTATGCTCAGTCACAAATTGCGCAACGTCCACGCCGTGCACAAGCGCGGATTCGGCTGCTTTGGCTATGACCAAAGCACTGGCGTCCTGATGCCAAGCGCGGACATATTCATACCGTCCCTTGCGCTTCACCTTGCCCTTGTCGGTCACGGCGATGTATGAATTTACGTCAGCAATGCACATCTTGCTGTAATGAGCATATTCAAGATCAAGCTTGGTTTCAATTTCCCACGCCTTGCAAATAGTCCAGTAATCGTCCACTGCCCATTTTGGGATTTTACACGTCAAACCGTCCGTGTTGATTTGCAGTAACATGATGCCCGGAACCATAAGCAACCGTTCCGCCAACATACATAGACTCAATTGCCCATTGACCGTGATTGCCATCGTGTATTGTGGATCGTAGAACGGACTGTATTTATTATTGCTGTCACCGTACACCCCATTGAGTGCAAGCTTAAGCATGGCGTTCTCGGGTGTGCCTTTGGCGAAACCAACCCGCTGCGCTTTGACATCCGCGTAAATTTCGCAGAAACGTTCGCCGAGATGCTTCGGATACTGACCATTAACGATAGCTAGGCTGGGGTACATACTGGTCACGTCAGCATCGATAATGGCGTGATAGTCATCCTCAGTGACGATGGTATTTGTGAGTGACCCATGAATGCCGCCTGTACCGAAATCGAAGGTAAATCCGGCAACGGTGCAACTCACATCCTTAAACACACCCTTGGTCTCGGTGATTTCCTGCTGCCTGAACCATGTGAGGATGCGATTAAACTCCGGGTGGTTGAAGTGAACGTAAGAAAATATCACATCGGCGAGATTAATTACCGGGCGGAGTGTCTGGCGCGGGGTTCGGCTTCCGGGATGATAACAAACGTCATCACCCAATCGCATAATGAAGTAGTCTTTGCCGATCTTGGTATCATTATGATTCATAAAGTCGCGGTCATACTTGTCTGACAGATAACGTCGAAATTCAATCATCTCACGGCTTTTGTGATAAAACTTCTTCGTCTCCTCTACATCGTGCATGTTGTAATGAATCAGAGTGTCAATCTGATCACCGTCAAGCATGGTGCCGACAGGAAACGGGAGGTCTTCCACGCTGTCGGAACGCATGGAGAATTCCAGCGCCTTCAACCCCGTGGACCGCGCCTTGTTGTCGAAATGATGAATCTTGAATAGATCAATCTGTGGAATATACCTATCCCGAGGCCAGATGATTGTACCGAAACGATTCTCATTTTGACCCGAGATAATTTTAATGCATTTACGATAGGCGAAATCAGCCGTGGCACCCCCTGGGTTATTCATCATGGCGTGGATAATCGGATAATCAAACCCGATATTGTTAAAGCCGATCATCTCGATTCGATTGGTTCGCAGAAAGCTAAGCCAGTTAAACATAGCCTCTCGGTCATCGCGCCTGGGACTGATTTCAAATACCGCTCGGGTGTCATCATCAGCGCCCATGGCCGACAGTGTGAAACAATTGGGAAACGTTTCACAATCATAGACTACAGGCATAGCGCCACCAGCTTCTGCCAATTGCGGTCATCGCACAGATAATTACCATCGTCCTCGTGCTGGTATTCGGCTGCGCACATATCTTCGACGCATTCGGTAACAGCAACACGGAATACGTCGTCAAAATCACCATTGCGGATAGCATCAACGAGGCGGACCACATCGGTGTTGTCGCGATTGCGTAGTTCAATGTCGAGGAGTTCATTCCGTGTGAGCATGATTATCCCTTTATTGTTAAGAATAGGGGCGGGCTGCTGTGCCCGCCCCTACCAGTTACATCCCGAGCGCAGACCGATACAGATCCATAATCTGCATCATTTCATCGCGTTCGTCAGGGTCCATCTTACGAAGTGCGATAATCTTACGAACCACCTTCACGTCGAATCCGGCACCCTTAATACGAGACATGACGTTTTTCTGTCCCTCCGCAACGTCCTGTTTCTCTTCTTCCAACTTCTCCCAAGCTTCGATCAGACCCTTGAGAGTGGCGGCGCTATTTGCGCCGATGGCTTCGACGTCCATCAGCGCGGCATGCCGGCATTGGTGACGAAATCATACGCAGGGGCGACACCGGGCATGTTACCAGGGGACGCAGTCGTCATACCGGGCATTCCAGCGGGTGCACCGGGCATGCCCGCAGGCAACGTCTGCGGCGCGGCACCAGTAGGCCCCACGCCGGGCATACCGGGCATACCGCTCGTCACCGTGGGTGCACCGGGCATACCGCTCGTCACCGTGGGCATACCGGGCATACCGCTCGTCACCGTGGGTGCACCGGGCATACCGCTCGTCACCGTGGGTGCACCGGGCATACCGCTCGTCACCGTGGGGATAGCGCTGGCACCGGGCGGCAGGACGACTTCACCGGAGCCGAACACGTCCTCAGCATTGGGGGCGTTGCTGATCTCGTCACCAAACCCGACAAAACGGACCATCTTGGGGTTGATGTAGAGACCCGGCTTCGACATGCGCACGGTCGGTTTCACACCGTGGCCGACGATATCTATGTTGACCATGACATAGTCGCCAGTCTTCACGCCTTCGATCATGTCGGAATATGACCCATTGACGTATTTTACCGTCTTAATCGGAAAATTACTTTCCACGGCGATCACAACGCAACCGGCATAACCGGTGCGCTGGGCGAAAGGCTTCCCCTTTTTATCCAGGCCGTCGCCGTCCTGATACTTCCAAGCGAAGTCCGCCGGAATACCCCCGCTCGGATAAATGCCCTGCGCTTCGACCTGCATCGCCTGAAAAATCGGGCCGGCATCAGCCTTGGTGATGGCGATACCGAACGAATAGACCATGTCGGGTGATCCATCCGCCTTGACCTTGGGTTTATTGTTGTCGTCGCGGCGCTGCTTCGCGATCAAAGGATTGCCCCACACAATACGACCAACCGGGGTTGTTACATTAGTCATTTCCAAATAACTCCTTAGCGTGACGGTCAGTGTTGACCTGTACAAGTTTGAACCCGTTATCAGGACGCTCGGTGAACGCCTTGATCACTTCCTCACTCACACCTTTGCGTTTAGCGGCGGCGGGAGTAACTAGCTTCGGCTCGGTGAGTGATATGCCAGCCATCATTTCAAGCAATGCAATATCAGCACCCGTGAGCCAACGTGAGTTACCAAGTTGACGTTGAACACCCCATCCGGGGATAATCGTTCCCGTTCTGATTTGTTCCTTGGCAACCTCTTCCAAACCGGCGATACGAGCATCAAGTACCGCTCTGGCTCGCGCCAGATTGGAAAGCTCCATACTCAGACCGAGAGGCGACAATACATCGTTGCTTCCGGTCATAACCATATCGACGGCGTTCATGCCTGCCGCTTGCGCGGCTGGACATTCGTTGAAGGCACCACAATAGCGGCAGTGGTCCCCTGTCGTCATCGGCGCATTCGGGTCATTAGCGGCAATTGCTGCCGCCTGTAACATATCGAAACGCGCGTTTAATTCGTCAAACGTAATCGTCCAAGAGCGGATTGATCCGCCTGGATGATAGGGGCGTGGCTGGACGATTGTCATGACCACCGTGGTCGGTCGCGGATCAGGGCGAAGCTTGATCATCGCTCCGATTGCGTAGGCGGACAATTGCCAATTATCAACCGGATCAACCAATCTGTACCCAAATTTAAGATCATCGACGTACAGGGTATTATTGCCCACACCAGCCGAATCGGAGGTGCCCTGTACGTCGATATCCGGGGCAAGATTGTACTCAATACCAAACTCAACATGCTGTACAGGCAGATTACGACTGCGAATGTGGTTAATGTAGATGTCCACATAGTCAGCCATCTCGGCTGTAACGCAAACCCCGTTGGGTGCGAACCGATCCACAAGGGAAACGGTGTCCGGTGCTTGATTGGTCAGCACCATTTCAGCAAGCCAATGCGCGGCGGTTCCTTCCTTGGCATCATCGCTCTCGGGGCGAGGAGGAGCGTTGCGCTCCATCCTCAGTGACCCGGCGCACTTCACCATGCGGCTACTCGACGAAGGTCGAATAATCATCTTAGAGAGCCGCGATACGAGCGTGGAATGCGGGAATCAGTTCCGGTTTACCGATTAGCATGGTCATGTTGTCGATGCCGAATTCCATCTGAAGCGTACCGAGTACAGCACCGTTGAGAGCCCCCGTGGTCATCTTCTGACTGCACAACGCCGCAATGTCGGCATAAGTCGGCGCAACGGTATTGACGACAGCGGCAGCAGCGGTGTGCGGCATCTGAACTTCCCCGCCGCCGCGACGCTTGCGCCAGACACCGGCCTCGGTTTTCGCCTTGCTGCTAGAATGAATTTCAGCATTCCAAGGTGTTCCCTCGGCGTCAACCTCATACTCTGCCTTAAGTACGTCAGTCGAACTGACAACTTGCAGGGAAGAATCATTCCCTTCCGTGTGTCGCACACCACGCCCAACCTGCTGTACTGATGGGACATGCTGCGTAGCGGTATCGACCACATTACCCACAGGGATGTCGCGGATAAGGGTGAAAAGCTCCGAAAATGACTCGGCGTGGATGGTAACGGTGATGGGCATGATGTATATCACTCCTATTTAACATTGAACATTTGGTCCATAACCCACTCAGCGCTCACCATCTCGCGGATGATATCAGCCTGGATAGCGTCGGCAGCAGCGTCGGCAGCAGCGCGGGCAGCATCCCAGGCAGCGTCGGCAGCAGCGCGGGCAGCAGCGCGGGCAGCAGCGTCGGCAGCAGCGCGGGCAGCATCCCAGGCAGCGCGGGCAGCATCCCAGGCAGCGTCGGCAGCAGCGCGGGCAGCGTCGGCAGCAGCGTCGGCAGCAGCGCGATTCTCCTCGGTCGGCTCCGCAAGCCAGCGTTCCGCCGCTTCGATGGCGAGACGAGGGCGGTCCTC